CACCCAGAGAAATATTCTGTGCCTTCATGCGGTCACCTCCTGCTTTTTGGTAGTTGTATATTCGCTCTACTGCGGCTTAATAGCAACTACGATTTGCCAGATAAAAGGGATTTATATTGTAGAAGTTTCCACCAGAAATTCCTCGAATTTTGTGCGTATTATAAGATAGCGATTGCCGCTGTAAATACTGAAAGAGCTGGTATGTTCTTCTGCCAGGCGGCGCATTTTCTTTACGCCGATATTGAAATAGACCGCGGCTTCTTTGATCGTCAAGGTGTATTTTTCGTTCAGTGGAATATCGTTCATAGATTTTATCCTCCATAGCATTTTCACGATTCGGGCAAATCACTGCCTCTAATAGTCCCATGACAGAAATCCATGCTTTGAACGGAAAACGGCAAAAAATAATGGGGACACTCCGAAGAGCATCCCCATAAAAATAGAAACGATATTTTATTATACGCGCTTAGCGTAATCCAGCGAAATCCATCCGGCACCGGACTTCAAACGTCCCCATCCGGCAGAAGAACCCTTTCCAGCTTTGACTTCTGTGATGGTGAATACACCCTTGCCGGTGTACCTGCCGGTTGCGGCATAGTTAGTACCAGCACCTTTGCGGATATTCAGATTGGAGATGGATACACGTACAAGGAATGGCGTATCGGCGGGTTTGGAACTCCCTGTCGTTCCTGACATCTTTGCTTTGACTGCCTGACGGAAGGTATCCATCGTATAGCTCATACCGAGACCCTTCCACAGATGCTCAGGGTCTCCGTGATTGGAAGCGATGCCTTTGGCATGACCTTCCTTATGAGAACAGATGTCCGTCAGCGGATTAAGGTCATACTCTTTGCAGAGCATAGCAAACAATTCGACCGCCGCTTCATAAGTACGTTTTGCCACGGCCTTTGCGGCTGCGGTATCGGAACAGGTAAAAGAAGAACCTCCTGTATACTTGATGCAGGCAGGCTCACACATTTCCACGCCAATATGCGTGTTGTTCGCACTGCCGCCAGCATGCCAGCCGCGATGATTCCAAGGCAGGGTCTGATAAACCGTGCCGTCATTGCCGTCAATAAAACCGTGCACACAGGCACGGTTATACGAAGCACTGTTCCAATTTTTGATAAATGCCTGTGCATTGGGCTGATTGCAGCCAACAGAGTGGAGCATCAACCCCTTCACGGTGATTTTTCTTCCTGCCGTGTAGCAGGGATTCTTTGTCAGAATAGACTGTACAAGTTTCATGATTATTTTTCCTCCTTATCGTCAGTTCGGTCATGAAGCTGTTCTAAGACCGCTTTGATTTTCTCCGGTACAGGCAGACCAAGATGGGCCGCATTCTCAACCAAAGACAAGCCCTCGTTGGAAATATAGAAAAAGATAACTGCTGTACGCAAAACACTGCCGGAGCCTATGACACTGACATCCAGAATGTTTGCAATGCCAACCAACAGAAAAATCAGCACCTTGCGGCAGATGCCGCGAAAGCCGACTTCACTGGAAAGCGAGTGGTCATTAATGGCGCACATAATGCCGGTCAGGTAGTCGATGACTACAAAGGCGAGAAGTGCGTACAGCAAGCCATCACAGCCGCCAAGGAAATATCCGAGCCAGCCGCCGATGACCGCAAAAACGAGTTGAATCGTGTTCCAGAATTCCTTCATGAATAAAACCTCCCAGGTATAAAAATTACGATTTATTTCCATCTCCCGCGTATCATCATGCCGACAGATACACTGCAGCTTTTTGCACCGGAGTCTAAACAAGCAATCCAGAATTTTGCTTGCGTTGTGGTAGGCTGTCCAGTCGGCGTGACGAAAGTAATATAGTTTGTACAGCCGCCGGAATAGGTTCCCACCGGTGCCGCTGCAAAAGTAAACGGCAGACTGACCGAAATGGACGCACTATAGTAAAACCCGCTGTAATGACTTGCAGTAAGATTGACACCGGATGCAGAATAGATGCCCCAGCACTCAGCAATGCCGCTGTTCCATTTCCGGTATGTCCAGATACCGGATTTTCCGCTTTCCACAACATAATCCGCACAGACACCGCTGATAATAGAAGCTGGCGTGCAGGCTGTAATCGTACCGCCGTTCATATAAACAGGTGTCGATGCGCTCCCGACCGTGCTGGAACAAGCCATAATCGAACCCGAATTCATGTAAACAGGTTTTTGTGTGCTTCCAACTGTACTGGAGCATACGGTTGGAACACCGCCATTGAGATAAATCGGCTTGGCCGCTCCTCCTAGCGTAGATGTTCCCAGATAAGTTGTCCCATTCAATCTTACAGACCAATCGCTTGCTACTTCAAAGCAATGATTTCTTTCAGAGACTTTACCCACAGCAATCCCTGTACCGCCGGCTTTGAAGTCCATGATAACAGCAGCAGTAGAGACCGTATCGATAACGGAAATGGTGGTAAAGGCATCTGTCAGAGCGTATTTGATTTCATAGGTGCTTTCTGTGGAAATGTTCCCGCTGCCAAAGGTAAAGGCTGTACCGGAAGAAAAGCTCTTATTGGCATTTGTCCACGATGTCGCTCCAATCCTACGATAATAGGTTGCTCTTGTGACCGAGTTCTTGCTGGAACAGGACGAATAGCTATAGCCGACAGATGCCTTGATATAAGTTCCATCAGAAGCTAACGTGCCGGAGCTGCTGCATCTTTGTGACAGATAGCTTGAAAAGGACGGTACGCTGTATGAAACAACGGAAATACTGACTGTCTTTGCGGCAGAAGTACGTCCTCTGGAATCCGTAACTGTTGCAGTAAAGGTAATCGTACCAGCGGTATTTAGAAAGCCGGTGGTCATTGTATCACTGGTTCCGGCAAAGCCGCCGCCAGTGATGCTGTAGGAAGCAATCGCAGAACCATAGCTGCCAGAAGCACCATTGATCGTAAGAGTTGCTTTTGACTTTGTCTGAACATATATGCCCCATGCACTGGGTACATCTCCATCCACGCGAGTCGCGGTCAGACTGGTTATCGTTGGCACAACCGAAGCTGGCAGGTTCAGCTTTACTGTGATGCTCTTAGAACCGATGCTGGTCGAACCGTTATAGGTCGTGCAGGTCAGTGTCGCTGTGCCGGAGGTAGTATTGGGTATCTGATTGCCCAAGGTAAGCGCCGGTGTCCATGATACAGAAGTTTCAGAAGTCTTAGCCGCAATCGTTCCAGCTGCACTTCCGAATTTATAGGTGATGGTATGCGTGAACGAACTGGACGCTCTGCTGATGGTAATTGTGACCGCGCTCCCCAAGGTTCCGGCGCTCATACTGATGCTGGAGGCTCTTGGAATTGAGTCCAGTGCGATATTTGCACTTGCCGTAATGGTTGAGTAATAAACACCGGATAATGTTGCTTCAATATGGAATACGACTGAAATGGACAAAGACTTAGAACCATCACCCGCATGATTTACGGCCTGCGTCAGCGTTCCCAGCAGGTGCGTACCTTTGGAAGAAATACTTGGCGAAGAAAAGGTCTGCTTTGTGCCGTCAATCGTGATGGTATTGTTCGTTCTGCCGTTAATGCTCAAAGACCAATCATTGATCAGATATACCTTTGCTGTGATCGTACTTTTATTGTTTGCCACATCCTGTACCTGAGACCAGTCAACACGAACAATATAGTGACCGTCTTTGATAGAACCGGAAAAAGAACCGCTTGAAGCCATACAAGGCCACCTCCTTTATGATGATGTGCTTCTCCACACAACAGAGAGATTTCCCGACGCTCTCGGGATAAAATCGAACCAACCACGGCCTTCCGCGCCAAGAGACAGCTTGTAACGAATCTCAGCGTTGGTAATGACCAGTGACTGGTTTGAAATATATGCGATTGGCTGACCATTTTCCAGAAATGCCAGCTGTTCATTGGAAAGCTCTGCGGTAAAGGCATTGCCGACCTTGCCAAGTTCAATGAGTGCACCTTTGAAACGGATATATTCCTCCAGCAGATTTTGATTTGCGGATACTTGACTGGAAATCACATCCAAGGAGGATTGAAAATCCATACTGATTTCCGTGCTGTTCTGCGTAATGCTTGTCTGAAAATCCTGCTGTATTGTTTCCATCTCGGATTTGGAGATGTATTTCTCTCGGACTGCGCTGGTAATCTGCTCAGAAGTCTTTGTGATTTCCGAGTAACACTCCTGCACATTGATTTGCAGAGCAGAAATATCATCTTTTGCGTTGGCGATAGAATCTACAGCACTGCTGATTTTTGCAGTCTGCCCCAGAAGGTCATCTTCCAAGGCAGCAATATTCTGACCTTGCTTTGCTGCAGCAGAAGTCAGGGTAATCCCGCTTGCACCAATGGTAATGGTGTTGCCGGAAGGATTCAGATAGTCCCTTGTGCGGCTAACGCAAAGGTACGTGCCATCAATGCCATGCGGCTTAGATAAGCACTTTACATACATCCTAGCCCGAATGTCACCGATGTCGGCACCGGTGTCTGACTCATCAATGATCGTCAGTCCCATGCTGGTGATGCCCTTAGACAGTTCAGCCACTCGGGCTTTGGCCTTCCGCAGGAGATTTTCGGGAAGCGTCACATCTTCCCATACTTCACTCGTCCAGATCCAACCGATTTCAGAAACTGCAGCTTCATCGCAGACATAGTTTTTACCATCGTTGACCAAGGTGATGTCTACTCGCTTATCGGTCTCGACTTCATTCCCTTCTTCATCCGTTTCCGTGATATTGACCCCAAGCGGAATCAGAGCAGTTGCACGTTCTGCATGGTCGCGGGTAATCTTCACATTCAAAAGGTTCTTGCCGAATTCCACGGTTTGCAAAGAGGTCAGATTGAAGTCTGCGAGGTAATCGAGATATTTCATGCCGCCATCGTAGCGCACTTGCAGATAGCCGCCGTGGGTATCCAGCAGTTTACTTTTTATGGCATCCATGGTGACAGAATACTCGCTGTTGCTGTAGGCGATGTAATCGTTATCGTCTTTCACGGTGATATTGCCAAGCTGAAACTGCTTCTTGCTTTCGACTGCGGCATTATGAACACTGAGAAAGTATTCCAGAAGTCCTTTCAGCGTTCCTTTATAGGAGAAGGGCGGCTGGATGGTATCCTTCAAATAAGCCAAGCAAGATTCGCAAGTCCACGTGTGGGTATTGTAAAAATCACTGCCATCATCCAGCGCACGGCCCTCAAACACAATTTCATCATCCTTTTTGCAAAGGATCGTAGATGCCATTGGTTTGACCGAACTGAGATACGGATGGTTATGCGGTGCAGAGAGCGTCAGACTGTCAACGTTTTCAGCATCTTCCGATACCTTGGCTTCGGTGATTGCCAGCTTAGAAAGGTTTGGATGATAGAAAAGAATATCATCCACATAGATACGAAAAAGGCTCATAGGCGGCCCTCCCTATATCTGAAAGTAGTTGTGCCGTTTCCGCTCACTGCTACTGTGCTGTCCCCATACTGCAGTTCCAATTCTGGAAACTCCCATGTACCGGCGCTGACTGATTTACGGAAAGTGTCGGTTCCTATCTTCCAAGAGAGTGCGGTCTCTGCTGTGGTTGTCACAGAAGGAATCACCGGCATATAGTCGTTTGTCAGCTTTATCGTCCCGCTCCCAGAAATCTGAACTACGGTTTCCTCTATGCGATAACGATAGGAATCGCCATCCGAACAGGAAAGTACCAATTGGCCTTTGTGGGATATTGGGTCATAGGCAGGAGCAGCTTGCAAAGTGCCTATCATATAAAAATTCGGTTCTTCGCTGTAAATGACCGAAACGAGATGACCAGCAAAGCGGTTGACCGCCTCGCTGACCATCTGATTAAAGCGTTCTCGGCTGCCCAGCATGGACAGTGTGATTTCAAAGGTACGCGGCTGATAGGACACGCGCCCCAGTGCCTCTGAAAAACGGATTGGTGCATTGCGGCCGGGAACTACGATGGTATCGGTTTGGGACTGCGGTGTTGGCAGATTGACTGTCTCACGCAGCCAGCCCATGCTGTTCATGGAAACAGAATCAATTGTTATGTCTGGCTTCATAGGCTCAGCCTCCTGTTCAGTTTCTGTGCCCGACCGAGCTTGCTGTCGATGGCCGGGAGCAGATGTCCCACCAGTGTACCATCCTCCAGATAGATGCCCTTGCTGCTGTTTGCAGCGATGACAGCGAGATATTTTTCCATGCCGGACATATCCAGTCTGTTGGTCAGGATATCTTCAAGATTATCGTAGAAGCCCTTCAACGGAAGAATTGCTTCTGCACCGGCTTCGCCGCCAGCCATCAGAGAGCTTCCATTCATTCCGAAGATGGTCGGATGCATCATAATGCCGCCGTTCTTATACCACGAGACAGAAAGGTGCGGTACACTCGGAGGACTGATCGAAAGGCTGCCGGAAATGCTGAAGTGGGGCAATTTGATATGCGGCAGCTGCAGCTTACATCCGGAAAAGAAGCCGCTTATCTTGTCCAGTGCTGACTTGACCGTATTTTTTGCCGCTTCGATTGGTGTGGTAATTGCTGATTTGATGCCATTCCATACGGATGTAGCCGTGGACTTGATGCCGTTAAACACAGAAGAAACTGTGGATTTCACGCTGTTGAATACGGAAGACACCTTACTGCTGATGCCGTCCGCCACGGTTGAAATAACAGCTTTCATCCCATTCCATACCGTAGATGTCACGGTTTTGATGGCATTAAATACCGTAGTGACTGTAGTCTTGATCGCATTTACTACCGTGGATACCTTCGTGCTGATGGCTGTCCACACTGTGGAAATAACCGTACTGATGGCAGCCATGACTGTAGAAATCGTTGTGCTTACCACATTGACAGCACCAGAAACGACAGACTGAATGGATTCCCACACAGCGGTAATTGTTTCCTTGCAGTTCTCCCAAATGAAGCGGAATGGCAGCGTGATGATGTCAAATGCCGCTTCTAAGATAGAACCGATAAACATAACGCCGGTTTGCACGACATTCTTAATAGTCTCCCAGATGCCCGTAAAGAAGGCCACGATTCCATTCCAGATATTCGCAAAGAAAGTGGAAATGCTTGTCCATACTTCATTCCACGAAGTGCCGAACCAGCCAAGTACGGCATCTGCAATGCCCTGAATCATACTGAGAGCTGCGCTGAACACGCCAGTAATGCCGTTCCAGATACCAGAAAATATCTCCTTCACGCCTGTCCACAACTGCAACCAATTGCCGGTGAATATACCGATAAACACATCAAGGAGTCCGGTGATACCATCAAGAACGGTTCCTAACACCGTACTGATTACAGAAAAAGCTGTCTCGAACACCGGAGCAAGTACTTGACAGAAACCATCCCATACTGTTTTCAGCACATCCACGATATTCTGAAAGTCAAACCCAAGCGCATTCAGCCGCTGTGTGACTGCATCACCAAATGCGGCAAACCGCTCCGCGATGCCTTCCCATATTCCTGTGATGGCATTTCGGAATTCCTCGTTCGTATCCCATAGATGTTTGAAGGCCGCTGCCAAGACTGCCACGATTGCCACAACAGCCAACACAGGCCCTGCAACAGCGCCCAACGCACTGCCAAGGGACGTCACCGAACCGGTACTGCCAGCCAGCTTCACGCCAAGCTTTGCCACGCCCTTTGTCAGCGCAGAAAAACCTGTCATTACAGAGCCGACTGTGGATATCGTCTTACCGAGGGCAATCAGCAAAGGCCCTATCGCCGCCGCAATGAGCGCAATTTTTACGACGGTCTGTTTCTGGGCATCATCCAGACTGTTCAGTTTATCTACAAATGCCTGCACCTTTTCCACCGCTGCACGGATGGCGGGCATCAGTATCTCACCAAAGGAAATAGCCAGACCTTCCAGTGCGGACTTAAGAAGTGTCAGCTGTCCGGAAAGGTTATCCAGCTGCGTGTCTGCCATCTGCTGTGCTGCGCCGCCGGAATCTGCGATAGACTGCTGTAAGCTGTCCCAAGTATCTCCGGTATTGGCAAGAAGCGCATTGACCGCAGACAAGTCCGTCTTGTTGAAGATTTGACCGATAATATTTGATTTTTCCTGTGCCGTCATGCCCTCCATGGAGGTGTTGAGGTCACCGAGAATATCGTTGAGGGAACGCATATTGCCCTCAGAATCATAAACGGAAATGCCCAGCGCGTCCATCTGTGCAGCCGCTTTATCTGTCGGGTTTTGCAGGGAGAGGATGACATTGCGAAGATGCGTACCGCCCTCAGCACTCTTAATACCATTATTGGCGAGAATACCCAGAGCTGTATTCAGCTCTGCTGTACCGCCTTTAACCGTTCGCGCTGTAGCACCAATCGTCAGGATCCCTTCTCCAAGCTGTGCCACAGAGGTGTTCGTTAAGGATGCGGTCTTTGCCATCTGGTCTACCATGGTGTCCGCTTCGGATGTTTCCATACCCAGCGCAGACATCGCATCGGTAACCATATCGGATGCACTGGCAAGGTCAATATCGCCTGCCGCCGCAAGGTTCAGAACGGTCGGGAGTGTATCGTAAATCTCCTGTGTGTCGTATCCGGCAAGTGCCAGATAGTTCATGGCATCCGCACATTCGCTTGCACTGAATGCAGTCTCTGCACCCATTTGTTTTGCCAGGTCACGGAGGGCGTCCATGGTGTTTACCGATGCGCCATTCAGGTCGGACATGGAATCTTTGGTGATGCCCATCGTTGCCTGTACCTGGCTCATTGAGGAATCAAAATCAGCGGTCGTTTTTACTGCCGTCGTTCCCAGAGCACCGACAGCTGCCGTAACAGGGAGAAACTTCTGTCCCACACCGGCGATGGTATTGCCGACTGTTTGAAATTTCTGACCCGCCGCCTCTATCTTGCAAAGCGTTTCATTGGAGTTAATGGATTCCTGCTGAAGTCGCTGCAGCTCCTGCTCTGTCTCTACAATTTCCCTCTGAAGGGCATCGTACTTGTCTTGACCAAGTGTGCCGTTTTCCAGCTGTGCCTTGGCCTGTTCCTGTGCATTCTTTAAGGACTGCAGCTTTTCGGATGTGGCGGAGATGGCATCTTTCAGCAGCTTCTGTTTCTGGGAAAGCAGTTCGGTATTGGTTGGGTCAAGTTTCAGCAGCTTGTTGACGTCCTTGAGGGCTGACTGTGTGGATTTTATCGAAGAATTGACTTGCTTCAGTGCATTTTGAAGTCCTGTAGTGTCGCCGCCAATCTCAACAGTTATGCCTTTGATTCTGCTTGCCATATTCGCTCACCTCCATTTTCGGGCAAAATAAAAGCCCGGATTTCTCCGAGCATAAAGAAAGCATCAATACGGTTCCTAACCGGCTCTGCTTTCTCCCAGCGTTCTTTTCTTTCTCCCAATTTCATACCTCATTTGGGAGAAAGCCAGTTCATGTTGGGAGATAAACTTATCTCCGTATGCAGCTGCCATTTATTAAAACCTGTCGAATTCTTCCTGACCCGCCGTAATAGTCGTGCTGTACTTGGCACTGTCGTTGCCTTTTTCCGTCCACATATCCATCACAAGCCCGATAGTCAGAAGGTCAAGATCACGGATAGAAATACCTATTTCCGTACAGCGGAGGAGGAATAGCGGTGTTGTCATTTCCCGACTGCTGCGGTTAAGTTTTTTTTAGACTGAATGTCCGTGACAAGGTTCGTACCCCACAATTCCAAAATCTCCGGCAGTACCTCATAGATAGAGAACATCTCAAACTGGTCGAGCCAATCATCGATATTATCCGGAATGCTGTGGTCTGCATGGAACGCCATGATATAGGCTACATTCTCGAAAATTTCCAAATCTTCAATCTCAAAAGACCCGCCCTCGCTGGTCTTTCCCTGATAAGACTGTTCCAGTTTGGACAGATCTTTGAAAATATCCCGCTTGAATTTCATGCGGTATAAACGGGGAATAGTAGCGGAAGAGCGGAACGCTACCTCCTTATTACCGACTTTAACAATTTTCTGAAGCATTGCTTATACCTCCATTAACCTTTGTCTTCTTCCAACGGAGTATATACGGACTTGTACCAGTTCTGATATGTCTCCGCAGAAGTGGTATCTCCGGTACGGCTCTTGACCAGACCGTCCTCACGAGGATCGGCAGTAAGAGACAGCTTTTCTGTACCCGGCTCAATGGTATCTTCCTTGGTCTCGGACTCGATGGAAGGACGGGATGCAGTACAGTTATACATCACATGACGGATGGCACGGACATCACCGTCAAACTCAAAGAGCAACGCGAACTTCACGCTCTCCGCTTGATCGGATTTCTCCACAAGCACACCGTTGGAATCCAACGTCTCCTGCAGGATGTCGGTACGAAACCACTCAGGAATCAGCGCAATCTCTAATTCACCGGAATAGCCATTGTTGGCTACCGAGCGGAAATACACGATGCCGTCTGCATAGAAAGGACTGGAATCGCCCTCTGCATCCAGGCTGATGCTGACAGCACCGGGAATTGCCTGTGGAGCGGCATAGGTATACTTGACAGCACCGTCCACAACAGTCTCCGTCAGCTTTGCCGCATGGACATTTTTCAGATTGTATTTGATTTTATTACCCATAGCTGTTAAGCCTCCATTTCAAAAGAGTAAAGGACTTCATACAGTTTTTCGCTCTCGATCCAGACCTCGGAGCGGTCATAAAAAATGCCATGCTCATCCAGCACAGCTTCCAACTGTCTCTCCACCGATAAGTCCTTGGTATCGGTATAGAGTTCCATATGAACTTCGTTGATTTTGTAATAGACCCTGCCGTCGGCAGAGAAGTTGTCCGAATCCGGCAGAAGATAGCAGATAAAAGGCGGTTCTGGAGCTTCGCCCTCTGCAAAATGGTCGTAGGCAAATGGGATACCTGCAGCCTTCAAAATCTCTAACAGCTTATCCATTTCGAATACACCTCTCGATTTCCTGTTCCAGCTGTTCTATGCCAGATTGTTCTGCCGATGCGATATGCGGTCTTGCCGCCACTCGGCCACCGCCGCGCTTGGCATGACCATGTTCCAGCAGATGGGCAAGCTGATACCGGTTGCGGGAATACACCGTAATCTCCAGTTTGCTGGCGGATTCCGCCGTATTCTTCGCAGCCCAGCTTTTCTTGTATGCACCCGTTTTCACAGGCGCACCTGCCTGTATCTCTGCTTTCACCGTCTTGGCGGCTTTCTGCACAGCGGTCTTTACACCATCTGCGGTCGTATCGGCATACGCATTTAGTTCATTCATGATAGCATCTGCCATATTTCCGATGGATACGCGTGCTGCCATAATCACCGTCTCACTTTCTGTACCCAGAACTTCAGCGACTTCCGCTTGTTGTTCTGGTGGTCAATAGAAGTAATATTGTAAAGGTCATCTCCGCAGCGGATGCGATAGCTGTCTGTTGTAATGGCTGCCGTTTGCTTACAGTATCTAACCGTAAATGCTCCGCTCACTTGCGGTATTGTCTGTCCGGCTGTCTCTGTTTCCGCTCCATTCTCACTGCTGATGGTGGCATAGCAGGAAAAGTAATCTGCCCAGATATTCTTATGATTTCCGATGGCATCGGTCACCACAGTATTCTGCTGAAAGGTGATTCGGAGATTCATGAGTGCTATATTCATCAGAATCCCTCCTTACGCATACCGAATAAAAGACTGCGAAGGTCAAGTGTCAGCTGATGATGGTCGGCTTCTTCCCGATGTTCATACAGATAAGCCACTGCATATAAAACAGCCGTCTTGGCATGATCATTTTGGAGGGAACGATATTCTTCCAAAGGCATTCTGGCAACGCCAGCACACAATTCCTCAGCAGAGGAGATGAGGATGCCCAGAAGGCCGTCATCCTCAGAGAAGTCGATACGCAGATACTGTTTCATTTCTTCTACCGTAACCATATGGGCATCACCTCCTAGGCAAGGAAGATGGGGAAACAAATTGTTACCCCATCTCCGGTATTCTTACTCACTTTTCAGCTTGAGAATCTGAACGGCTTCCGGCAGAATCAGCTTGCCGTCCACACGCTCCTTGGCAACAAAGCCAATCATACCGTTGCCGGCAAACAGTTCGTTGAGCTGCTTGAAGGAGCGAGAGCCACGGTCACCGATGTTGTAATAACTGTAATCACCAAAGGCAA